GCTAAAGCAGCTAAGTCACGAGATTCGAAAGCTCTACCACGATGCAAAATAACTCCAACTTGTTTGTCGGTAGAAATTTTACTAGGTGTTAAAGAACTAGAATCTGATAAAACCTCAAAGTCTCCGGTTAGGTTTGCAGAGAAAAAAGGTACATTTACGAAGTCACCACCCTCAGTAGCATTTAACTCGGCCATAGGAGCGACCACACCACTAGCAAGGAACGAATCTCTTTGTGTTGTTTGCTCTATGACATACGGAGTAAAAATCTCTGGAATGATTAAATCGCTCCTCAAAACTCCCATGTTTTTAAGAAATAAATTTACGGTGTGGGCGTAACCCTATCTGGCTCGGCGTAGCTTTACCATTTGATATATATACTAGCGTGATTTCGCAACATCTCTCAACTTTTGCCAAAGTTCTTTATCCTTTAGGTAAATTTGGCGTTGTTCAACTAAGCTTTCGGTTTCTTTTAAAAATGGTTTAAGCATCTCTTCGCTAAAATTATCATTTGTGGGTCTAGCTACGGGTGCACCACCTCCACTTATAGTTTTATTTTTTAGTAAATAGGGTTTTTCTTTTTCTAACTTATTTTTTACATATTCCTGTACCGGAAGTTGCTCATATCCATCAACTACAACGGGCACCCCGTCTTTTATTTGTATTTTATCTTTTGGAACTAAATTATTTAAAACAAGTTCGGGGTCGTGTGTTATTTCGTTTAAAGCTTGTAAAGCCGGTGTTATAAGTTCTAATTCTTTATTTCTAGCCTCTAAAATTTCTATACGTTTTTTATCTTCGGCGGACCGATCACGATATTGTTGTTCTAAAGCCTGTTTTGATTCTTCATATTTACCGGCTCTTTCTAAATCTTCCTGTTCTCTTTTTTGCTTGAACGCTAACAATTTTTCGTAATCGTCAGGAACTACTTTTTCTTCTTTTTGGTTTTTTAATTTACCTATAAGCTCGTAATTTTTAGCTTCTAATTTTTTAACGGATTCTTTTAGAAGTTCGATCTCGTTGTTATTAGTTGGGGGCGTAGCCACCTCTTTGTTTTCTTCAGACATAAAAAAGTCGTAAACTAATTTAATTAAATACTAACTCCACTTTACACGATTAGCCCAATATGCTGCACTCGTTTTGCCTTTTGCAATATTTTTTGCGTGTCTAGCCTTAAAAGATTTACGTTTGGATTTGTCGGCATCAGACTCTCCTTTTCGGGGCGGTTTTGTTTTAGCTCCTTGCATACCAAATCTAATTAACCTAAAGCCGTCGCCTTTTTTTATTACTACCGCGTGGGACTTACCGCTCGAATGATTTGGGGTTCTAATAGGTTTATCGACCCCCTCAAAAGTATGTCCTCCCCTTTTAATACTCATTTTCTAAACCTTTTATATATAGCCATATCTACAGTCCTTGCTTTATCGCCACGCATATAACTATTAACACGGCCCATAGCCCACGCCGCCATACTTACATTCCTAGAGCCGCCGCCTAAATAAGCACCTTGTCCTTTTCTATAAACGGCAGCTAGTTCACCATATTTAAATTTTGTGCCTTCGGCCTTTTTTTTAAGTGCCTTTTTTACGGCGGCGTTTAGTGGTTTTGCTTTTGGTGCCATCTTGAGCGATTCTTGATTTTTGTACGGCTTTTATATCTATGTATAAACCTTTTTTATAGAGTTCTGCGGTTTTTTTTATTTCCGCAGCTTTAGCGGCCCTATTTTTAGCACCGCTTAGATATTTTTTGGGGATACCAGTTTTTTTATCCCTTGCTACTCTTCTTAGTTTTCGGCTCATCTTTTTTTAATTTAGGTTTTTGTTTGCCTTTTGAGAGCTTTTCAAATAACTTTGAAGCCATTATTTTTTACCACCTTTTTTAATCTTCTTTTTCTTTTTTGTCGTACCCATTTTTCCGTAATGTGAAGGCATAACTCTTGTAGTAACTATTTATATAATATCTTTTATTTTGTTTTTCGTCTTGTTTTTTTCTTTTTCTTACCGGCTTTTGACAAAGCTATAGCTACAGCTTGGCTTCTACCATAACCCTCTTGCATAAGTTGCCTTATATTTCCCGTTATTGTTTTTGTTTGTTTTCCTTTTCTAAGTGGCATTTGGGTATTTTTTTATTAACTCTTTTAATGGTAGCTCTGTTCCATCATCTTTTATTATTAATCGCAAAGCCTCTCTAGGACTTTTTCTTTTTTTATCAATTAAATAGTTAAAAAATTTTTTCTTATTTCCTAATGCATCTGTTTGTATCGACGGGTTTTCTTTTAACCAAGTCGCATAATTCTTACCTTGAGGCACTCTGCCGGTGGCACTCGGTCTAGTATCGGGATAACGTCTTCGTAATTCTTCATCATCTATTATTGGCACGGTAGTCGACCTACAGTTAAAATGCTGTGGCGGCATAGGTCCTTCACCATAAGCAAAAGTTTTTCCATCTAAACTTCCGCAAATAGCAGTCGTTTTAGAATCTAAAGTGGCAACGTATTCATATTTTTGCGTAACTTCTTGGTTTGCGGCATAAGTTTCTTGATTTACAGAATTTTGTACTTGGTTAACAGAGGTTCGAACAATAGTCATTACTTGGTTGTTCGCTAATCTCATGCCATCACCAGCTGCAAGTCTTTGTGCCTTTGCAGTCATTTCTTGGTTGGCTCCAAACTGTAATCTGCCTCTAAGTCTTTTCGCAATCTTTGGTATAGATTCACCCTCAGTAATACCTATACGAATTTGACTAGAAATTAATTCCGCTTGTTTTGTTGATATTCCACGAAAAGCTTTTTCAGCAACTTGACCACTAGGTAAAGTAATCGCAGAACCTTTGGCGGCGGTGAGGTTAAAAGTTCTTTGTATAGTAGATTCTAGGTCAGTCGGTAAGGTTAATATATTTATTTCTGTAGGGTCCGTAAAAACAATACTTCGAGCAAAATCTGGAGATATTTGTACAGAGTTAACGCCGACCGTACCTTTAGGCAAAACTCTCTCAAGTTGGTCTTTAACAAATTCTGTCTGAAATACGGCTAGTCCTTGAAGTTCATCAGCTAAATAAACCGAACTTGCATTAGACCAACTTTCAAGACTTTCTTTAAACTGTACGAGCATTGCTCTTATTCTTGCGACGGTAGCTGGTGCTGTTACTTCATCAATAGTTGCCAATTTATTTGTTAAATCTAAAATTACATTGTTGTAATTCGTTACAATCTGTCTCGCAACTTGATTGCTATAACGGTTTAGATCAATCGCCTCTCTATAAAAAGTTTCAGGTGTCGACATAAATTATTCTTCATTTTGTTCCGGTTGAGCAGTTTCGGGTTCCGGCGTAGGTCTAGTTATTTCTAGTAAACCTCCATTTTGAGTAGCTTCGACCTCTTCTTCTACGTCAAATTCATCACCTAATACTTCTCCTTCGGTAAGTTGGTCTAATAAAGTTTTTTGCGTAATAGACCCAGATGTATATAGCTGCAAATAAGCTAATATTTCCTGTGGCTCTAAACGTTGCGATAAGAAGTCTCTATTTACAAAACAAGTACCGGCTTCGGAGTTTAAATAAAGGCCGTGAAACTTAAGGCAGTTATCAATCATATCTTGTACTTGTTGGGCCACGACCATCATTGTCGAGTCGCCTTGCGAGCGGTCTATACGTTTTGCTTCCGCTGTTTCCGCCGAAAGTTTTTGACCTAATACCGCCGCTAATCCTAATTCATTTATTTGACCTTCTAATTTTTCTAACCTTTTAAACTGAGCCTCGTAACTTTTACCATCGGGTTCAATATATTCCGCTCTACCTTCGGGAGGAAAAGCAATCGCCTCGCCTACGCCCGCCGAAACTTCCTCCGCGTTTTGGGGAAAGCCATAAAAAGCCAACATAGGAACGGCACTTATATGAAGTTGATTATCTAGATCGCTTTGTATTTGATATGCTTTTAAATTTAGTTCTGCTATATCCGACATAGGCGGTCTACTTTCTAATAAGTTAAGACGGTTACTATAAGCAATGGAAAAAGGTATGCGGCCTAAAGACATACGGCCTTCATCGTGTTTTACATATACGCCTTTACTATTTTTACGGTGTATTTCAAAACTATCGGGAGTAAGTAACCTAACTTGCTCTACTATTTTTTCACCGTAAAGTCCCTCCGGCTCGGCAACCTTTTCTTTAAGACGTAGTTGTGTTAGTTCGACTTTTCCGTCGATCATATCGGTTCTATATCCTAAAATGTCACGCGGCGTGTAAGTTACCCAATAGGGTCTACCGCCGGCACCCGAAGCGGGGGCATCTACTAAAACTCCTATATGCCCGTAACGTATCATTTTACGAGTAGTTTCGTAGGTCCAAACGTTCAAATCATTACCTTGTAAATCAATATCGAAAAGTTGCTCACGAATATTATCGGCGGTATCGTTTAGCCTTACAGGTTTACGGGTTAGCATGCCGGCAAGCATACGTTCTAATCTGATGTAATAAGGAGGGCAAACACTACGGGCAAGTCTATTATCGTAACTTTCGTCTAGCTCTCTAGGTTCTTGCATCAAATACTTTCTATGCTTACTACGCATTTGATATGTACCGCCTAGTAAATCTTCTATTAATGTCCAATGAGGTTCTTGAGCAAACCAAGTATTATTAGGGTCGTCTATATCATTTCCTTGCCTATTAGTCTGCCTATTGTAGTGGTTGTAACCTGAGTACACTTTAACCTCTTAGTTTGTTTTTATTTTAGACAATAATCTTAATAAAGCCTAATTCCGGTCCTACGACCCGCACCCATGTGTAAGGGATTGAACAACCGCCAAGTTATATATCCTAGAGCGTCGTTCATGTGATCATAACCGGCATCTTTATCGGGTTCTCCTCTTTCGTTATAACTTTGCAATTCTAAACATTCAATAAGTTTTACTGCTTTTTTGGAAATCATTAATCTATTTTCGCCTTTAGCATTTAAAAACATTCCTTGAACGCTATTGACCCTATCCCTAACGGGCGGGTTAGATAAAGCACTTTGATTTATAAAACCGTAACTTTCTAAAATTTGGATATCGGTCTTAGAAGCATTTGTACTTCGGTTTCCACCCGAAGCGTCTGGATATATATAGATTTTGTTAAAAGGGAAACGCCCTCTAATTTCTTTAGCGATTGAATCCGTGTCGTGACTTTTAGCGATTTCATCTATAACCATAAATTTATTCCCAACCGCTACGCCGATAACAGCGTTCATATTTCCAATATTAAAGTCGATTCCTATTCGTAAAGGCTCGTTGTCATCTACAAAAGGCTCGTTAGCTAAAACGTGTATATTTCGATCAAACTTATCGTAAACTTGTCCGGTAGTTAAATTGCAGAAGTTACCGTTTAAATATGCTTGGATAAGTTGCGGGGGATAGTTTTCTAGGAGCGAATCTATAAAGCCTTCGGGAAGAAAAGGATTATCAGAAGTTTTTGCTTTTATTAACCGAGTATCTTCTTTAGCGTTTTTTTCGAAAGTATCGAACGCCCAAGAATGACCTTCGGGAGTAGTAGTAGCGTAAAACTGCTGAACATCGCCCGATCTTAGTCTAGCAAGTGCCATGTTCATAGCTTGCTCGGCGTCACGCTTGTTTACCGTATCGGCTTCATCAAAACCAACAGCACATAAGTTTTGCCCTCGCAAACGTTGGTAAGTTAATATCGTTCTTAACAAAATAGTATGAACGCCTTCTTTAAACTGAAGTTGATACTCCGGAAGAGGACTTGCCCTAAAAGTAAAAGGTATTTCCCAAAGTTCTAAAAGTTCATTCATAGTACGCATAAGAATATCTCTTAACATAGGAGCCGTCGGTTCGAAGATTGCACTAATACAACCAACATTCATAGAAGCTAAAATTATACTTTTACTAACTAAGGCGTAAGTCTTACCGGCTCCAAAACCACAAACTAAAGCAAGTTTTCTGTGGCTTATATCTTCACAAAACTTTTGTTGGTGCGGTAGTAAATCTTTTGTAATTTTATTTTGTACCTCCGTTACTTCCGGTAATTTATATTGCCCTTCGCCGTATAAAATATTACCTTTTACTCTTTGGCAAATAGTCATGATATTAAAGCGGCTAAACGAGCCATAGCATTAGTAGCTCCTAAAGCTATATGTAGTTGCCCCGTTCTTCTAGCTTCCATGTGTATAGATGAATATTGCGTAAGTATAACCGCCATAAGTTCTGGTCTTTCTATATTCCAATCTCCCTTAAATTGTTCTCTAACTTTCATTAAATATCTATCTACGGTTCGCTCT